TCCTTCCCAAACCCACTCTTTTCCTTCCATTATTCCATTCACAAATGCGTCTGGAGCAGAAGGATCGGCAACGATATCAGCAGCAGTTGCTAACTGAAAATCTTCACCTACTACTTTACAACCATGAAGGTCTTCTTTTAGTGATCCAACACCACGAGAAGATACTCCAAGTTTTACACCTTCGCCAAGTAAAGATTGTGCAATCTTACCCATAGGTGTACTAAGAATTTGTGCTTTTCCTCTAAAATTATTACCCTCTTGAACAAGTTCGGTAATTTTATGAGAAACACGATCAAGGTTTACTGTCGGACCATCAGGATGACCTAACTCTCCAAGAGCACGACCTTGCTTAATGAAAGATTCATTATATCTTCCAACTTCTCTTGCGAGAGTTTGGAGTGGATACATTCTTCCATTACGATTTTTAATTTCACCTTGTAAGAAGGTTCCTTCGATATAAAGTTTTTTCTTAGCACCTCTTCCTTCAGTAATGAATTTAACTTCGGATACTTCTTCGGTAATAAGTTTCATTATTAACCTCCTACAATTTGAACTTCGCTGATATAAGTCGCACCACTGCCACCATTATTAACAGCAACTTTGGCAATCTTTCTAATTTCACCTGCTGCATCAGTTGCAGCAAGAGTAGCGTCACCATAATTTAAAGTTACTCTTTGACCAGTAACTCCATTTACTGGATCTGGTCCAGTGACTGCACTAACTTCTGCTGTTGTGGTATTAATTCCAGAAGGAGCACAACCAGTTACCGCAACTTTATCTCCAACAGCAAATGGACTTGACATTCCATCAACTAAATCAAATCTAATTGCAGCAGATGCATTAGTTACACCAACAGTTGGTGCAGATGCAACAGATTCTTTCAGGATTACTGAATCACCTGCAGCAACATACAAACTATTAGTTGTACTGACAGTCGGATCCATTCCAACTTCAACATGACCAGCAGTGGCCATAGTTACTCTTAGATAACCTGATTTTAGTGGAATAGCAGCAGAAGTAGCATTACCACTTAGTTTCGCTACTTTTTGGGTTACTTTTAACGCCGACATCTTTATATTCAACTAGTATATAAGTTATTTAGGATTCTTCCTCTTCACCAGGATCTTCCTGTTCAACAGAAGGTTCTGAATCAGGACGATTAAACATGCTTGTAGCAATGTCTGGTTTAAAACTGTCTATCTTTTCTGCTGATTTTGAATACAGAACATCTTTAATTTTATCTGTTACTTCAGCAGCTTTTGCATCTTGTGCAATCAAATCAAGGATTTCTTCCATAACTTTAATTTAATATATCAGAATTATTTATAACCCCGCCACACCAAGATCATCTTGGAACTCTGCCTCAGCTTGCATATCACCTTCTGTTGGTAATGGTTCACCTGTAATTGGATCAACTGCTGATGGATCTGGAATTACCCCATCTTCGATTTCTTGAACAATTTGTTCATCAATTTCTTCAATCTCTTTATCTGTCTGACGAAGAACTTTCTTACGAACCCATTCATTTGAATAGAATCTACCAATATAAGGTTCTATTGTTGCAAGCGTACCTAAACGCTCATTCATCATTTCAGATTCTTTTAATTCTGCAAACTGATTATCATATAAGAAATCATACTGAATATGATCATTAATCTGATCCCAGTCTTCTGGTGTAATTATATTTTTAAGTATTAATTGAGTCTTCAACATGTCACTAAACATGTTTGAGAATCTTTTTCTTAAACGTCCTACAAATTTAGAGAATTTTAATTCATCACGTAATATTTCTGATGACCTTCCTAAATTAAAACCACCATCATTTGCAATTCTGGATTCTGGAACATTCAAAGAACGATACAATTTCTTTTGGAAATACTCAATATCAGCAAGTTCTCCTAAGTTTTGTCCACCTGGAAGTGTAGTAATTTCTGTTCCTCTACCACCTTCTCTACGTGGTAACCAGAAATCTTCCATCATAGACATGAATTTCCTGTCATCCCTAACTTCACCAGTGGATGCATCATAAACCAACTTATTACGATAACGACTCATTACCTCTCTAAGGTATTGCTCTGCCTTTATCTTTGGAAGATTACCAACATCAATATAAAAAATTCTTCTTTCAGGTGCTCTTGATAATCTATAAATTACAAGACTATCCTCAATCATTCTAAGTTGATTAAGTGCTTTAACTGCTTTATGTAAATATGATAAACAAGTACCTTTATTTCTATCAAATAAACCAGAAGTTACATATGTTATAGAATCTTTTGCAATTTTTACAGCACCCTTTCCGCCACCAATGGAGGTTTGTTGATACATGTTTGTTGGATAACTTGGTTTTGGAGTATAAACATAATACTCATCAATTTCAGGAGATAATGCCTTTCCAGTCTCTGCTCCTGTTGGGGATAATGCAATTCCTTTATTGGGGTCTTTCTTTCTCTCTTGTCTAACAAACTTAATCTTCATCGGATCAATATATCTGATCTCCTGAATACCATCTTGTGGTTTCTTTACATCAATAATTTTAAGATAATAAAGTCTACCATCAACATACCAATTCTTAAAAATTTCATGGGACTTCTTATCAAAGTCCATCATTTCTTTAATATGTCTAAATTCGTCTCTAATAGAATCCTTTACTTTATCACTAGCATCTACATTTGATAATTCTACTTCAACAGGAGAATCATATAAGTCACTAACAATACCCTCATTAACAACATCTTCTACCGCAGAATCACACTCTGGATGGAGTGCCATTTCACGGTATCTTTTAATTAAATCGTATTCTGTACGATAAACACCTTCAATATCTACATATGAACCATAAAAACTACTGGCAATGTAGTTATCATTGCCATCGTCGTTATTAGGTGGAACAGGGGATAATAACGATTTAGACTTTTGATCGTCCGAATCGTTAATAGAAAATCCAAAAAGCTTAGGCATAGTATATAAGTTTTCCTACTATTATAACATATTTATTAGGAAATGCTTTCGCCTCCTGCGTTAGCACCAACACCTTTAATTGACTCCCAGTAAAGAACTTGAAGTTCTACTGTAAATTCTTCTAGTGTATCGATAGTTTCGTATGAAAGATCTACCTGACTAATATTTGTTGGGAACACATCAAAGAACTTATATGTTCTAAGAGTTGATCCATCTCTATCCAATTGATGAACAAAAGCATCTTCTTGGTAATCTGCTGGATCTTGGGCACCAGTTGCATCAGAAAGTTTATTAATTTGATTCATCCACTTCTCAAATGCCGACCTGATAGCAAAATCAGTGTCGTTAATAACGGTAACTGTCCAAGTATCAAATGTTCTGTCACCAGCAATCTTTAAAATACGACCCCTAAAGTTAATATCAATTGGAGTTATATTAGATGCTGGAAGAGCAGCTGCCTTTACTAGAAATCTAGACTTATCTTTAACGTCATTAGCGATTTCTATTTCTTCAGGAAAAGCAAGTTCGACTTCAAATAGATTCGGTCTTGCACCACCACCAGTTAACTTACTCTTAAAGTCAGTGATCTTCCTTAAAGGTGGTCTATTAAATTGAGTTGCCATAGTTTTTTTATCCCTCTATTGTATTAGGCAGAATTAAACAGCACCGACGACTTCTTCAAAGCTAACACCAGTACGGGTAGCAACGAAGGTTAGACCAACAAAATTGATCGATCTAGCTGGTTTTACAAAGATGTCAGCAACAAACTCATTATTATCTATAATGGCAGCTGTGTTATTTGTTTCATCACAGATAACTCTGAAATCATAGATTCCACGCTTACCTTGAACATCACGAAGGAATGGTTCAACAATGTTCACAAAGTTTGTTCTTGTGATTTCATCGTTAAATTCAAACATCTGATCTCTTGCAGCAGCAGAAATAGCATTTTCAAGGTAGATAAACAATCTACGTACATTGACACGATCAAATGCAGATGCTTTTCCAAGTCCAGTTTTATCACCAAATAAGATGATTCCACCACCTGGTGAGAAGACAACTGGGTTAACTCTATTTGAATAGAGTGTATCTCTTTGCGTCTGAGAAGGGTTATATACAAGTTTTACTGCATTAAGAATTGCACCTCTTTGTGTTCCTGCTGGTGAGAACCAAGGGAAGTTATTGATATCATTTCTAGCACATGTGCCAGCAATATCACCATTAAGAGGAACA